TTATATTGATAGACATCATTGCTTGGGGAGAGCCTAGTCACGAGACTAAGAGCTTGCCTGTCAGCATTCTAGTTATATGAAGTCTATCAAAACTTCAAAAAGCTAGTGGACTTTTCAATATAGGGTTGTTCCACAAAGTCTATCGTGACACATCTCTGTTCTATATAGACCTGAATTCTCCTGAGAGTTTGAATATCAATATCTATTTGGTCCTATCGCCTTTCATATCCCGAATAGTCTATGGGTACGCAGGAGACCATACCACCCTCCATATATATCTATGGTGTGGTTATATATTTTTTGCTGTTTGGGGTGTAAACCAGAAATGTCGGGCTTTAAAGACTATATAGTGGTGGGTATCCTATAGGTGCTAACCTGCCTACCGGACAAGCCTCATTCTACAGTCCAGAGAGCTTTTTGTCAAGTCCTTCTTGACTTTTTTTCATAGCACCTTATACTAGTTTACATGAGCAGTATTATACCCACAACTCAACAAGCTAGAAAGCTTACAGACAAACAACAATTATTTTTAGACAATCTTGTAGAAACACAAGGAGATGCAAAGGCTGCAGCAGCTTTAGCAGGTTATTCTGGTGGACATTATCAGGTTTTAAAGTCTTTAAAGAACGAAGTCTTAGAGTTAACTAAGGATGTACTAGCTCATAATGCACCTAAGGCAGCTTTTAAGCTCTTAGAAATCATGGATTCGGATAAACCAATACCTCAGGCTAGTAATAAACTGGTAGCTGCACAGTCTTTATTAGACCGTGTAGGAGTGTCAAAGTCTGAGAAGTTAGATATTAATATGCAAGCATCTAGTGGTATCTTTATATTACCAGATAAAGCTCCTGTAACAATAGATGCTGAAGAAATAGAATATGAAGAAGAAGACAGCTACGATGAAACAGAAGTTGGATGCTAACAATATTATGTGGGAGCATCTAATGCAAAAGCGAAGGAAGAACAATGCCAAGAAAGAAAACAACAACTAAAAAGAAATCTACAGTAAACAAAGCAGGTAACTATACGAAACCTACTATGCGTAAAAGATTATTTAATAAAATTAAAGCAGGGAGTAAAGGTGGAAGACCCGGACAATGGAGTGCAAGAAAAGCACAGATGCTTGCAAAACAATACAAAGCAGCAGGTGGAGGATACAAATCGTAAGCTACTTAGTAGACCTTTATGGTATATGGTGTTCTTACCTACACTACCACCAGTACTCGGAGCAATATTCATATTATTAATTATTTATAATTTACAGTCATGACTAAAAAGAAGAGAGACCCTAAGAAAGGAACAGGTAAAAAACCTAAGGGTAGTGGAAGAAGACTATACACAGACGAGAATCCAAAGGATACTGTATCAATTAAGTTTGCAACTCCGGCTGATGCCAGAGCTACAGTAGCCAAAGTAAAACGAATTAAAAAACCTTTTGCACGTAAGATACAGATATTGACAGTATTAGAACAACGTGCTAAAGTAGCAGGTAAAGCTACACAGGCTCAGATAGCTAAGAAAGGAAAAGAAGCTATCCGAAAACAACATGGTCGCAAGACTTAATATTAACTAATGTAAGGAGCATATAATGCCACATACACCACAGCATAAAATGAGAAAAGGCTACGCTAAGGGTGGAGCTAAGAAAAAGAAAAGTATGTCTAAAGGGGGAGCTAAAAGAGTAGTTAAAAGGAAAGCTACTCGTAAGAAGAAGAAAGGTTAAATGTCTTTCTTAATGAGTAATATTCCTCACTTTCCATGTTGGGTAAGGAGGGAGTTTACACACAATCATTTAAAATATCATGGTGAGTTTATTCATGCACTAGCAATAGCAGTAAACACAATACCTGATAGGTCTCTTAGTTTTCAAGTAGTATTTACTGGAAATGAAGTAGACCGAGATGATTGGGAAGAAGGTAATATTCATGGTGGAGCTATGTGGGCTAGGATGCCCATACAAGGTTTAGTAGCTGACATACCTATGGATGAATGGGCAGAACCAATGGAAAATCATTTGGTGCAGCCTTGGGATTGTGAAGCTAGAACACACTCAGTTGTGGTTTTAGATAGAACAAGTTCATCACCTTGGATTGCTAAAATTGCAAATGAGTTCTACACAGCAAGATATTTGTTTACTGTAGACTACACCGATAACAGTATTGCTGACGACCCGGCACAACATAAACAGTCTCACGTACTATATATTACAGAAGATTGTCCTTGGAAAGGAAATATTATTGCATTACCTAATAACAGAGTTAGAGTTACTAACCCTGCGTTGTGGGCAACTGGTGAAGGACCACCAGACTTTATTCCTTCCCAGTGGTTACATTCTGCAGAAGGACATGAAAGTTATATGAATCCAGAAATAACTTTTAATAATTTATATAGTGAAAAGGATAAATAATGGCACTTAAAAAATCTCAAAGGTCTTTAAAGAAATGGACAAAACAGAAATGGAGAACTCCCAGTGGAAAGAAATCTTCTGAAACTGGGGAGGTCTATGCTCCATCTGCAAAGATTAAAAAACTTAAATCAACTGCAGCCGGTAGACGTAAGTTAGCTGCTGCAAATAAAAAGAAGAGAGAAGCAACTGCAAAGGGTAAGCAACATGCTCAACATGGCTTACATCGTAAAACTAAAACTAAAAAGAAAAGGAGATAATAATATGGATATATTTATTTTTCTAGTTGTGTTACTAGTTATTACTGGTCTTGGTTTAAAAAAGTTTAAGCCTGAAACATACAACAATATAAAACATAATATTAAAAATATTACAAAAGAACCATTCTAATATGATGAGAGAAGATTATAAAAAAGGTGGTAAAGCTAAAGACTCACGTTTAAAACGAGCAGGAGTAAGTGGTTATAACAAACCTAAACGTACTCCTAATCATCCAACGAAGTCTCACATTGTTGTTGCAAAAGAAGGGGATAAGATAAAAACTATTCGCTTTGGACAACAAGGAAAAAAAGTTGGTACAGTTAAAGGTACAGCAGGTAAACCTAAAAAAGGTGAGTCTGCTCGTATGAAAGCAAAACGTAAATCTTTTAAAGCTCGTCACGCTAAAAATATTGCTCGTGGTAAAATGTCTGCTGCATGGTGGGCTAATAAAGTTAAATGGTAAGATGCCACAGTTAGGAAGTAATGAAAAGCCAGTTCTTATGACTAATAAGAAGAATGGTGGTCGTATTGGTAAAGGTTCAAGACCTAGAAAACAATCTGTGTCTAAAGAACAGTTTGATGATAACTGGGATAGGATATTTAATAAGTAATGGCATATTCACAAAAAGTAGTAGATAGATTTGAAAGTGTTCTTAATGAACCTGAAAAACATGCAGTAGGTAGGTTTGACCCTAATGACCCTAACGTAGCTACAGGTATGACAGGTGCTCCTGCATGTGGTGATGTAATGAGGTTACAACTTAAACTAGATGGTAATACTATCGAAGATGTTAAGTTTAAAACATATGGTTGTGGTTCTGCTATAGCATCATCTACATTATTTGTAGATATGCTCAAAGGTAAAACTATACAAGAAGCAAAGCAAATTAAAGATAAAGACATTGCAGAAGTTTTAGAACTACCACCTATTAAACTACATTGTTCTGTGTTAGCAGAAGAAAGTATTGCAAAAGCTATTGAAGATTGGGAAAACAAATTAGCTCGTAGACATCACAATCAGTTATGAAAGAAGGATATATAAAAAGAAAAACGTCAACCATACCTTTTGGATATGAAATTGACAACGAAGTAGAAGGTTACTTAAAACCTGTACCTGAACAAATACAAGCTTTAAATGTTGTATCAGAAATGGTACGCAATGACGAGATTAGTTTAGCTGTTGCAGTTGACTGGCTCGAAGCAAGTACTAATCGTAAACTTTCACGAATGGGTTTAAAAAAACATATAGATAAGAAGTATGACAGACAACGACAAGAAGAAGCAGACAGAAATAAATTCAACTCTTTACTTGACAGATTCTGAAGGCAACCTTATACTTAACAAAGACGGAACACCTCGAAAGAAGGGAGGAAGACCGAAAGGTTCTAAATCCAAATATGCCTATTCTTCTAAACAAAAGAAGAAAATGGCAGCCAGAAAGTCATTAACTTCAAAGAGGAGGACAGTTGAAAAACTTGAAAAGAAACTACGGTCCAAAAAACAAATACTCAGACAACAAGAAACAACGGTCCGTAAGTTTGAGAACGCATCGGATGAACGCACAGTATCAAAAGAGGGGAAGGTAGTAACAGAATCAGACGTTACTACTTTAGCTGATTCAGTACAAGCTCATTTAGAAGAAACTAATTCGTTTGTTGCTTTTATGCCAAACGAAGGACCACAAACAGATTTTTTAGCAGCAGACGAAAAAGACGTTCTTTATGGTGGTGCTGCAGGTGGTGGTAAAAGTTTTGCAATGTTAATAGACCCATTGCGTTACTGCCACGTTAAAGGACATAGAGCTTTAATACTTAGAAGGTCTATGCCAGAGTTGAGAGAACTCATAGATAAGAGTAGAGAATTATATCCCAAAGCTTTTCCGGGAACTAAGTTTAGAGAAGTAGAAAAGGTTTGGAACTTTCCAAGTGGAGCTAAAATAGAATTTGGTTTCTTGGAAAAAGATGCAGACGTATATAGGTATCAAGGTCAAGCATACAGTTGGATAGGGTTTGATGAAATTACCCACTTACCAACTGAGTTCGGTTGGAACTATTTAGCTTCACGTTTAAGAACAACTGACCCTAGTATTAAAACCTATTTACGTTGTACTGCAAACCCGGGTGGTGTTGGAGCACACTGGGTAAAGAAAAGATATTTAGAATCGGATGAACCTAATAAATCATTTATTGGTTCTGATGGTTTAACAAGAAAGTTTATTCCGGCTAAGTTAGCAGACAATCCTTACTTAGCTAAAGATGGTGAATATGAACGTATGCTCCTTTCACTACCTCCAATCCAAAGAAAACAATTATTAGAAGGTAACTGGGAAGTAAATGAAGGAGCAGCTTTCGTAGAATTTGACCCATCAGTTCATGTCATAACACCTTTTGACATACCCTTACATTGGGAAAGAATTAAAGGTATTGACTATGGCTACGCTTCGGAAAGCTGTTGTCTTTGGGCTGCTGTTGACCCACAGGATAAGACCCTCATCATATATAGAGAACTTTATCAAAAAGGTCTTACGGGAGAAGCACTCGGAGCACAGATTACAGAACGAGAGTATGACGAGTATCGTTCTATTCCGGGTGTGTTAGATACTGCAGCGTGGGCAAGAACTGGCTATACAGGACCTACAATAGGTGAAGTTTTAATTAAGTCAGGACACAAACTTAGACGAGCAGATAAAAATAGAATAGCAGGTAAAGTGCAAATACACGAATATTTAAAACAAGCAAATCCAGAAAGTAGACCACGCTTACAAATATTTAACACTTGCCCTAATCTAATTAAAGAATTACAAAGTATACCTTTGGCAAAAACAAATCCTGAGGATGTAGATACACATGCACAGGACCATGCATATGATGCATTAAGGTATTTAATAATGAGTAGACCTAGAATGTCAGACCCTATCTCAGATATGATACGTTTAAAACAACGTACTTTTGAAGCTTCTGATTCTACTTTTGGATATTAATATGGAAGAAAATACATTTTTAAACGCTGACAACATCTATGAAGAGGTTGAAGGCGAAGATGGCAAAACTTTACAGCTTGAAGAAGACCAGAGTAGAAACTTAGTAGGTATTGTTAGAAGTCGTTTTGCAGATGCTGAAAGAGCAAGACAAGGTGATGAAGAACGATGGCTACAGTCTTATCAAAACTTTAGAGGTCTGTATGGCAAGCGTGTTAGGTTTAGAGAATCAGAAAAATCTAGAGTCTTTATTAAAGTTACAAAAACTAAAACTGTAGCTGCATATGGACAACTTATAGATGTTTTGTTTGGCACAGGACAGTTTCCTATTTCTGTAAAAGAAACAAGATTACCAGAGGGCATAGCTAAAGAAGCTCACATAAATTTAAATCAAGCTCCTGTTAATATTGAAGGACCTTATATAGAAAGTGGGATTGATGTATCACAAGTACAACTAGATGAAAATCCTTTTAATGTAGGTTTTGAAGGTGATGGTAAAGTTTTAAAAGCAGGAGCTACATTAGTTAGTGGAGAAGACTTTTTATCTTCATTAGAAGATAATTATGTAGGAACAGATGGAGAAATAGTTTTAACAGAAGGAAGTTCTGCTATACCTGCTCCTACTATTAATCCTGCACAAATAGCTGCACGTAACATGGAAAAATTAATCCATGACCAATTAGAAGAATCTAATGGTATATCAGAATTACGTAATTCATTGTTTGAAGCAGCTATGCTTGGAACAGGCATCTTAAAAGGACCATTTAGTTTTAATAAAACATTACATCGTTGGACACAGGGAGAAGAAGGAAGAAACTATACTCCTACACACGTTAGAGTTCCAAGAGTAGAGTTTGTTAGTTGTTGGGATTTTTATCCTGACCCAAATGCTACTACAATGGAAGAGTGTGATTACATTGTACATAGACATAAGTTTAATAGAAGTCAAGTACGTAACTTACGTAACATGCCTTACTTTGATAAAGATGCTATTAGAAATGTTTTACAGATGGGTCCAAATTATGAAGCTCGTGACTTTGAAGACCAAATAACTGCTGACGAAGATAGAAGCGAAACAGATTATTCAGATAGATATGAAATACTAGAATACTGGGGAATCATGGATGCAGACTATGCTCGTGAAGTTGGTATTGATTTACCAGACACAGTAGACGATTTAGATGAAGTACAGATTAATGCATGGACGTGTGGTGCTGTTTTATTAAGAGCAGTTGTAAATCCATTTACACCTCCAACACTACCATATCATGCATTTCCGTATGAAAAGAATCCATACAGTTTCTTTGGTATTGGTGTACCAGAAAACATGTTAGATTCTCAACAGATTATGAATGGACATGCTAGAATGGCTATTGACAATTTAGCACTGTCAGGTTCATTAGTGTTTGATGTAGATGAGTCTGCTTTAGTAGGTGGACAATCAATGGATATATATCCCGGAAAAATATTCCGTAGACAAGCAGGAATGCCGGGTCAGTCTATTCATGGAATTAAGTTTCCAAACACAGCTACAGAAAACATGATGATGTTTGACAAGTTTAGACAACTTGCAGACGAACAAACTGGAATACCTAGTTACTCTCATGGGCAAACAGGAGTACAGAGCATGACTAGGACTGCATCAGGTATGTCAATGCTACTTGGTGCATCAAGTTTAAATATTAAAACAGTTATAAAAAACATTGACGACTTTTTGCTTAAACCATTAGGAGAAGCTTTCTTCCATTGGAATATGCAATTTATAGAAGAAGATTTAGATATTATTGGTGACTTAGAAATAGAAGCAATGGGTACAGCCAGTTTAATGCAAAAAGAAGTAAGGTCACAAAGACTTACTATGTTCTTGCAAACTGCACAGAATCCTGCTATTGCACCATTTGTTAAAATGTCTAAGTTAATTAGTGAACTAGCTTTCAGTCTCGACCTAGACCCAGAAGAAATTTTGAATAGTCCGGAAGAAGCTGCAATAGCTGCCCAAATTATAGGAATGCAAAATGCTCAGCAAACAACAGGCGAAGAAACTGCTCCCACTGGTCAACCACCCACAGGCATGGGAAGCCCTACAGGAGCACCTCAACCACCAGAGGAACTTGACCGTACAGGGTCTGGTGGTGGCAACATCGGAACAGGAATTGTTCCTCAACCGGGGGAAGTGGGCTTTAGTGGAAACATTGAGTAAACTTAAAGAAGAAGTAAAAGTAACATTAGATAGAGAGGGAGATTAATGGCAAGTACAAGTGATTTAATGCAGGAAATAATTGCAATTGACGAAGAGTATGCTTCAGTAAAACAAGGACTTTCTAAATCTCAAGATAAAGAATTACAAAATTTTGTTGCTGAACAAAGAGTTAAAGATTATGGACTATTAGGAAGAGGAATGAATGTTGTTGATAGAATGACATCTATTCCAGTTCGAGGAAATACAGATATTGTTATAGAAAATCCTAGTGATAAATTATTATATACTCAACTAGCTAAAGAAATAATTAATCAAGAAGCACAAGCTAGAGAAGGGAAAGCAGATGGTGGGTCTCCTTTAAAAGGTAAACAAAAAAAACTAGATGCTAACAAAGATGGCAAGATTAGTGGTGAAGACTTTGCTTTGTTACGAGAACGTAAATCTTTAGGTGGTCTTGCAAGTAAGTTAGCAAGACGTTTATTACAAACTTTTGGAAATGATGAAAAAGTAAAAAAACTAACCGAAGCAATAGCAGAGCAAAAAGAATATATGAAAGGAGGATACGAAAAAGAGTTAAAAGAAATAAATAAAGCTTACGCTGATGGTGAATTAACGACATCAGAATATCAAAATTTAAACGCAGAAGTTTCACCTGAATTTCAGGAACGAGTATTAGAAGACTTAGAATACCAACTAGAAGAAAGATTAAAAAGTTTAAACGCAGACATTGAAGTAGGAAAAGCAGAAGGAGGTCAAGATGTCGGAATGGATATATCAAGGTCACAAGAACTCGCAGCCGAACAATTAGCTAGAAAACAATTAAGAGAAGAAGGCATAGGTGATACATTTCCAGATGATGTAAGAGCTAGGATGAAAAAATTATTAAGGGAAGGAAAAGCAAAAGGTGGTACAATGGACGACCAGATGAATGCACTTGCAATTTCTGTATCTCCTGCTAAAATAGAAACAAAAGAAATGAATTCAGAAATGCTTCCTGATGAAGAAATGGAAGAAGAATATGTAGACTATGTTGTAGAGTCTACACTAGATGATGAAGATAAGAATTATTTAAATAGAGCTCTCGAGAAAGATGCAAAACTAAGCGAGATATTTGACCAAGTAGTCGAGAGTGCAACCGAATTTACAGGCTCTGGAACTGTTGAAGGACCGGGTACTGGAATATCCGATTCGATACCTGCAAGGTTATCGGATGGAGAATTTGTCTTTACTGCAAAAGCAACTGAAGAAATCGGAGAAGACAGATTAATGTCTATGATGAAAGAAGCAGAAGCTAGAGCAGATGGAAGACAAGATATGGCTAATGGTGGAATGGTAATGCAGGAAGAACCTATTTTTCGACCTCAACCTCAACCTACACAGCAAGACATCAGAGTAACGAAAGAAACTGTTGGTGCTCAAGCTAGTATGCGAGAAGAAGAAGATTTAATAGGTAATGAACTTAAAAAGTCTATGCTTTCTACTGCCCCATACGTCAGAAGCTAATTAACGATAAGCTACTCACTTTGTGACCCTTATCACTTTAACAACCTTTAGCTACCTTGTAAGACAAGCCCCTAATAAAAAGACGTTTTTATGATAGGCTACCTTGTAAATAGCACAAGCCCTTAAGGAGAAAATAAAATGACAGAAGTTGAAACAATACAGGAGGAATCCACAGAAGCAACACCTAATCCGTATAATCAGAAAAAAGCATGGCATACTGATGATGTTATGCCTAAACATGGTGATACGGCAGAAGGATTATTTTTTGAACGTCCACAAGCACAAACAGAAGAAGTAAAAGAAGAAGCGAAAGCTGAACCTCAACCTTCTAATGAAAAAGCTTACAAACGTCCAGATTATAAAAAAAGATATGATGACTTAAAAAAACATTATGATAATAGCTTAAATAATTTTAGAGCAAGAGAGCAAGAGTTACTACAAAGAGTTACTGAAACGCAACCTGAGTATGTAGCTCCTAAAACTCCCGAGGAACTAGAACAATTTAAAGCTCAATATCCTGATGTTTACGAAGTGGTTGAATCAGTAGCCCATTTGCAAAGCGAAGAAAAACTTGCGACACTGCAAGAAAGATTGGATGCAATGCAAAACCGTGAATCAGAAATACTGAAAAGAGAAGCAGAGAAAGATTTGTTAAGTAAACATCCTGACTTTGATGAACTTAGAAGTAGCAATGAATTTCATGCATGGGCAGAGACTCAGCCAGAAGAGATACAAGATTGGATTTATAATAATCCAAACAATGCAACTCTTGCTAGTAAAGCCATTGACCTTTTTAAAGCTGAAAATGGAATCGTAACTGCACAATCAACTCCTCCCAAATCAAGGAACGATGCAGCAGATTTAGTATCTACCAAGACAACTAAACCTGCAGATGTAAACGAACCTAAGATTTGGACACAACAGGAAATTGCTGCCTTATCTATGGACGAGTACGATAGACTCGAAAGTGAAATCGACAAAGCTTTAGAGGAAGGCAGAATTATTGGATAACCAAAATATAATATTCAAGGAGAATAATTATGGCATTTAATCAATCTGACCAATTTTTTGAGCAGTCAACTGATACAAATGGTAACTTTGGTAACTCCGTAAGTGGTCAAACTAACTCCTTTTTCTTACCGAAAGTCTATTCCAAAAAGGTTTTAAACTTTTTTAGAAAAGCTTCGGTAGCTGAAGCAATCACTAACACTGATTATGCAGGAGAAATATCTGCTTTCGGAGATACTGTAAGAATCATTAAAGAACCCGAAATCACCGTCTATCAATATGAAAGAGGTGCTGACGTAACTAAAACAGCATTAACAGACCAAGAATTAACTATGGTTGTTGATGTAGCAAACGCTTTTAAATTCATCGTTGATGATATTGAAACTTCAATGTCTCACGTGAACTTCAAAGAAGTTGCAAGTTCATCTGCTGCATATGCATTGAGAGATGCGTTTGATGCAGGTGTCATTGCAGAAATGTTTGCAGGTGTATCTTCAAGTTCACCAGACCACGTCATAGGTTCAGACAGTTCTACTGCTGATTCAAGCATGACTCACGCCACAAACTCAGTAGACCTTTTAGGTTCTGATGGAACTGGTGTAGATGCCCTAGACCTTATGGCTAGAATGGCTAGACTACTTGACGACCAAAGCATTCCTGAGGAAGGAAGATGGTTCTTAGCACCACCTTCGTTCTACGAAGAGCTTTCACAGTCTGGTTCTAAACTTCTATCCGTTGACTTCAACGCAGGTCAAGGCTCACTGAGAAATGGTTTAGTATCCAGTGGTAAATTACGTGGATTTGATATGTACAAATCTAATAATGTTGCTAGTACGTCTAACGCTACTGGTAAAGTATTAGCAGGACACATATCGTCAACAGCTACTGCTCAAGCTATTACATCAACAGAAGTCCTTAGAGACCCTGATTCATTTGGTGATATAGTTAGAGGTCTTCACGTTTATGGTGCAGAAGTACTAAGACCTGAAGCTCTAGTATCTGCTTTCTACGTAGTAGACTAAGCAATCCGTAAGTGGGGAAGGAATCAGGTGTTCACTTCCCCCTTACACTTTTTAATTTGGAGATTTAATGGCAACAACATTCCTAACACTAACAAATGATGTTCTACGTGAACTTAACGAGATTGAGCTAACCTCTGCAACTTTTGCTAGTGCTACAGGTATTCAAAGTTTTGTTAAAAATTCTATTAACAAATCTATTAATGATATAGCCAATGAAGAACCACAACTTCCATTTTTTGCAGCAGCAACAAGTGGAGAAACAGACCCTTTTTATGGTAATGTAACTGTAGCAACTACAGCAGGAACTAGATGGTATTTATTAAAATCAGGTAGTTCTAGTATTACTACAGATTATTCATCTATTGATTGGGATGATTTTTATCTTACTACAATTAATGTAAGTGGAGAATCATCACCCTTTGTTTCTAGAGGTCTAAAATTTATTACATTAGATGATTGGACCAGATATTTGAGAGATGCGGAAAACGATGATGATGCTGATACTCAAAATCATGGAGAACCAAAATATGTTATACGTAGTCCAGATCATCGCAAGTTTGGATTAAGTCCTATACCTGATAAAGTATATAACGTACATTTTTATGCATATAATGCACCTACAGCTTTATCAGCACATGGAGATGAAATAGTGTTACCTGACCAGTACGCTAATGTAATAACTGCTAGAGCTAGATATTATGTGTGGCAATTTAAAGAAAGCCCACAACAAGCAGCTTTTGCAATGGATGATTACAAAAAAGGTATGAGACAAATGAAGTCTAATTTAATTAATCCTACTCCTAAATATGTTGGAGATGATAGGAGATACTTTTAATTATGGCAGCATCACAACCATTTACAGTTGCATGTGATGGTGGATTAATTAACTCCTCTAATGCAATAGACTTGTTACGAACTCCGGGGGTAGCAAGAGAACTTTTAAACTTTGAAGTGTCTACAGAAGGTGGATACAGACGTATCAATGGGTTTGCTAAGTTTGGAGGAAGTAGTGCAGTACAACCAACAGGAGGAACAGCAACTATACTTGGCGTGTTTCCTTATGCTGATGGAGTTATTGTAACTGCAGGTACAAATATTTATTTTAGTAATACTGGAACAAGTTGGTTACAAATAAATAGAAGTTCTGTAGCAAGTAGTGGAGATAACCATACAGCGTTTACAGGAAGAAGTGTTTTAGCAAGAACATCTCAAGGGCAATGTCAATTTGCATTATTCGAAGGTGCAACTTTTGATTATGGTCAAGTATTTATTTCGGATGGCGTTAATAAACCTTTTGCCTTTAGAATGGAAGGAACAGGAGCATTAACTGATAGAACATTTTTTGCAGAAGAAGTTACTGTAACAGGAACTAAAGGTGTTAAATATGTTACAATACATGACAAACACTTAATAGCTGCAGGAGTCGAAGATAATTTAAATACAGTTTTTTATAGCGGTACATTAGACCCAACTGATTTTACTAGCACAGGCTCAGGCAGTATTGTCTTAGAAGATCAAATAGAAGGTATTAAAGGTTTCCGTGATGAATTATTTATATTTTGTAAAAATAGTATATTTAAATTAGTTAATATAAATAATTCAAGCACAGTTTCTATTGTACCTGTTACTAAAAACGTAGGTTGTTTAAGTGGCTACAGTATTCAAGAAATTGGTGGTGACTTAATATTTTTAGCACCAGATGGATTAAGAACAGTAGCCGGTACAGCTAGAATTGGTGACGTTGAACTAGGTACAATTAGTCAGGCTATACAACCAACTGTAACTAACTTAGCAGAAAATATTAATTCTTTTATAATTAATAGTGTTGTTATTAGAGAAAAGTCACAGTATAGATTATTTTA